GTGCTCTTCCGATCTGGGAAGGAGAGTGGCTCAGACAGGGTTACATTTAAAGCTGGTGGAAACGTGGGTATCGGAACAACTTCGCCAACCTATTTGTTAAATGTGGTTGCAGGTGCAGGGGCTCAAAATATATTTCAAGCAGCACAAAGTGGCATTTCAAACGGCTACACAATTACTAGTGATGGAACTAATCTAACACATCAATGGTATAACAATGCAGGGGAAGCAGCCAGACTTGATAGCTCAGGCAACTTGTTGGTGGGTAAGACTTCTACAAACTTTGGTGTTACAGGTACACAGTTAGCTTCTGATGGTTCTATTGTTGCAACAAGAAGTGCTAATTCTATAATTACCTTGAACAGACTCTCAACAGATGGAGAGATGCAGAGGTTCTTTAAAGATGGTACACAAGTTGGAAGTATTGGTACTACCCTTGGAAGGCTTTACATAGGCAACGGCGATGTAGCTTTAAGATTTGCTGGCGATTTAGATTTTATTGCTCCTTGGAATGCGTCAACAAACGCTGCACGTACTGATGCAATTAGTTTAGGCAATGCAGGCAACCGCTTCAAAGACCTCTACCTTTCAGGTAATATCAATGTCGATGGAACAGTTGACGGTGTTGACATAGCTGCAAGAGACGCAGACTTAACATCAGCAGAAGCTGATATTGATGCACTCGAAGCTAAAACAGCACTTAGTGACTTCACTAATGATCTATCAGCTAGTGACTTTACTAATGATATGTCTGAAGTAACATCCACAGAACCAACAAGTGGAACAGGGAAACCTGTCGGCTACGTTTGGTACATTGTATAAATAATAATAATAAATATAAGGAGAGAATATGACCATTAAAGTATGGAATGGCTCAGCTATGGTTGAACCAAAAAAGATAGTAGTCTTAGACTCTTCTAATACATTAAAATACGTTAACTACGTGCTCGTGAATAATAACGCGGGCACGCCAGTAACGGGATGGAATGCAATCTACGAAACATCACGTAACACAAATACATCAAGTAGTTTTAACACAACAGCTGATACAACTACTTCGTATTTAACGTCTTACTTAACGGATAACTTGACGCAAACGGATTACACAACATCCTATAACACGGCAAGCACAACCAGTAAGGGAACTACAACCTCGTTTAATACAACGACATCCAAGAACACGTCGAAAAACACTAACACGAGTTTTAACACAACTACCACGTATAACACGGGCGGTACAGTTAATACATCTCATGTAACTAGTGTCAATCAACCAGCTTGGCAGTACCTTGGGTATTCGTCGTTTGCAGACGCATCGGCAAACCACCCTAACCCTGAAAGCGTTATTTATTCTATTACAGAAATTATTGTTGAAGAAGAAGATGGTGACTATGGTTACTACGAAACAAGTACAGAATTTGTAAACACATCGTACACAACCAACTACAACACTGATGCCTCGGTCAGCACAAGCAGATCAACAGGCACCAGTAATTCTTACTCAACTTCCTACTCAACGTCTTATGACACAGGAACAAGTAAGTCAACCTCGACATCATACAGCACAGACTACGGGACAAGTAGGTCAACAGACAAGGACACAAGTACCTCGTTTAATACTGACTCAACAACCTCAACAACTACACAAACAACAGGCGCAACTCAAACAAGTTTTGATACAGCAACTGTAGTGTACGAACGAGAGACAACCCTAAGTCAAACTGAGGTGTCAAACAACTCAGCTCATAACACTAGATACTGGGACGGTTCACAATGGACAGAATAACAGAACTAGAAAACAAGCTGACGCAAATGAATAAAAAGCTCGAAATGACTTTAGAAATAGTCTTAGACCATTTCAAAGAACTAGACGAGCGTATTGAAGAACTGGAAGATAAATTAGAGGAGAAATAGTATGCCTAAACAAAGCCTAGCCGAGAACGACGTTCTTGGTAATGCTGCAGCTCATTTCTTTAAATCCGGTAACGTAACTCGCTCGAGGCACAATACGAGCCTTGAGCAGCTTATGTCTTTATTACCCAGCAAGGGTAATCATGATACAAACCTTGAATATGATATATGGTACAACTTTAACGATAAGAAAATTCATGGCTATGTATACACAGACGTCTTAACAAAGTTTATATACCTTAAACCAGCAAGCACCTATTACAGTAAACAGATTATGCTTGACGCAAGTCAAAGCGAGATCACTGAAGAAGGTCAACAGTTAGTTCAAGATATAGCGAACAACAATCAAGACAAATACAATCTAAAAAAGGCAAGAACCAAACATGATTTTGTTATATTCCTTCCCGGAACAAACATCATCAATCAAGCCACAGATTGGCGTAAATTAAAAAACGCAGTTAACCAAGGAGCATATCTAAAATGCCACCCGTTAACACAGCAAGCATTAGTAACTAAACTAAGAAACGATTTTGGAACAGATACAATAATTGATAAAAAAATATCAGGACACCAACTCTTAGAAGATGCTGCAATCGTAGGCTGTTGTAAAAATTCAGAAATGGGAATTACAGCAACCGCAAAAGGTAAAAGGGTTTACTTATTCGGACCTGATAATGAAAAACGAAGTTGGACATATACTCCAATTTACGAAGCATTAAAACCTGAACAACAGGGCGCGAAAGAACGTCTTACACGGATACTATCTTCGGATACATCCGGTCTCGTAAGTCCACTACTTGAAAACCCACAAATACGAATAGAAAACTTTTTCACATATTTTAAAGGAGTAGAACATGTTAAACCTTCTAGTCCTAGAGATAAATGAATTAACAGCAATCACCGTTAACTCAATTAAACAAAATATGCCAGATGCAACTTATACAGTTGTGTCTTGTGAAAGTAACACAAAGATAAATACAGCTCTGAATAACGTATCAAAACCAACCTTAGTGGTTAGCTCTGGTCTCTTATTAAACATAAAGGACCAAGATATACCACCATTAGAAAAGATTGGACAATATCCGATATGCTGCTCAAGAGCTGGTGTTTACGCAGACCACAAATACAAGAATAACTATAAGACTATTAATAAACCCATGACAGATAAGATGGTGGATTTATCAATATTTATAATTAACCCTACGCTCTGGGACTCAATCCCAGACACTGATCAAACCTGTTTACATAATAAAAAAATATTATATATGCCACGGTATATGAATCATAAAACAGATGTTCAGATAGAAGATGCACTCTCTGCTTACTCATGTCTCCAGTATGGAGCTCTAGGAGTTGACGCAGCCGTTTGTAACTATACGAACCACCTGATCACAGGTGAAGCGACGGTTAACGAGAGTTATGCCTATTGTTTTGATAGGTTCGAACAATACACAGATGGACTTAATAACATCTATAAATCAAATATTAAAAAATTATCAAACAAAACAAAGAGAATTTCAAAATTTAGAGATTCTTATAACACAATTAACAAGGAAGCATAATGGCATTACAAATAAATCGAAGTGATATCGCAGGTTATGTACCATCATCCCTTATCACAGGTGAGCTATTTTATAACTCAGCTGATAATAAGTTATATGCTGGTAACCCAGATACCACCGTATCATTAGTTTCAGATAATCCTATAGAGATTAATAATAGGATTGCACAATTAGAAGCACAGGTTAACACAACCATAGTCTCACACGCTGCACCTACTACACCTAACGTCGGAGACTTATGGTTCGACGTAGTTGCTGCACAGTTAAAAGTATATTCAGGTACTGCATGGGAACTTGCAAACGACCCGTATAAACTAAACAACGTAGGCTCTGTCGGTGTCATACCGGTTTCAACAGATCAATTCTTTCAGCACATCCGATTCACTCCAGATAGTGATGAGATTGTCGAAGCAGAAAGATATCTTACAGCAGCCACCCTATGGGCTGAACAATACACAGGTCAATACTTTCGAGTAACAACAGTTGAGCAATACTTTGATTCATTCCCAAAACAAACGAACTACCTAGAAACGGTAAAACCTCCGTTTGTTTTACAAGGCGGAATATGTAACTCAATAACAACTCTTGAGTATTACAACGTCGATGGAGTCTTAACAACAGTTGACCCATCGTCTTACAGATTAGTAAATAAAAATAGTAAAAGTTATCTCCTACCAGCAATAAGACAATACTGGGCAACAGACGTCACAACAGAAGATTCTGACGTAGTTCGTATTGAATATAGCACAGGGTTAACACCTGCAGACGTTTCGTCTTCAATCAAATCTGCAATATTATTAATTGCAGCATCAATGTTTGAAAACAGAGAAAACGAAATTGTTGGACAGGGTATTGCTATGTTAAAACCAATCATAGCTGCAAAGGATTTACTTCACCCATATAAAGTGAGGTAGTCATGCAAGCAGGACAAATGAGAAACAAAGTTGAGGTATTTACCCCAGCAGATACAACTAATGAATTTGGCGAAATCGAATTAAACTTCACGTCTCTAGGTCAGTTTTACTGTTCCGTGAGTACAAGAATTATCGATGAAATGAATAAAGATCAGGCGTCAATATCAGTTGTTAAATACGACTTACGGTTTAGATACTACTCAACACTAGAAGCACTACCAAAGAGCTCATATATCACATTTGAAGGAAAAACATTAGAAATCTTAGCTATTGCTAATGTAAAAAATTTAGACAAACAAATTCAAATTATGTGTGAGGAGAGATCATGATAGACTCAGCTTTACGAACTTGGCTTCTTAGCCAATCAACAATCACAGCGATAACATCTAATGTTTATCCGCTAAGACTACCTCAAACTAAATTTGGAGAAACATCTATAGTTTATAACTTAATAGATGGCTTTCCACATTTAAATGTAGGTAGTGTTGCTCAGGTAACTGATGCGACAATCCAACTTGATGTTTATAGCCCAACTTATAGTCAGGCTCGAACATTATCCAACGAATTAATAACTATTCTAAATGGATACCATGGTCCTCTTGATACTCTCGAGGCTTCAATGATCGTGGTCAGAAATATTAGAAATACTTATGAAGATGAACTAAAACTTTATAGGTCAACTATAGATATTAATGTGCACGTTAAATAAATATATATAAAAAAGGAAACAATTATGTCAAATATAAGCGCACCATTTCATGGGTTAGCTACTGAATTGCACCAAACTGCTTCTATCGGCGGAACTATTGATAGTTCTACTAAGATAGCAGAAGTTGCTTCAGTTGGTACTCTTGAATTATCAGCAAACATCATCGAGTTTAACTCTTATGGTTCAGACTATAAAAGAAAACTTGTTGGTCAAAAAGATTCAGGCACTTTAAGCCTTACTTTAAACTTCGTGCCGGGCGATAGCTCACACGCAGGTCTTAAAGCTCTTTACGACAACGGCTCAGCTCAAACATTTGCTTTGAGATGGATCAGTGGTTCAGAGAACGCAACAGCAGAATTCACTGGCTACGTAGCATCTTACAGCATGGAAACTCCAGCTGAAGACATCGTAACAGCTACTGTTGAACTAGCAATTGACGGCGGAGTAACATTCGACCTAGCAACTGCTTAATTAGAATTAGAATTATAACGAGAGTCGACCTTCGGGTCGGCTTTCAATTGTTAAATACATATTACATCCGTGGAGGATATAGAACATGTTAAATAGAGAAGATATTTTAAACGTTATAGATTTAGACATTAAAACTGTTGAAGTTAAAGAATGGAATGGATCAGTTAATGTAAGAGGTCTAACAGCAAGAGAAAGAGACTCTTTTGAAGCATCTATAGGAGCTAGCGCTAACTTAGATAACCTAAGAGCAAGACTAGTTGTATTAACACTTGTCGACGAAGACGGTAAAAGATTATTCAAAGATTCAGATGCAAAAGCCTTAGGTGATAAAAATGCAGAAGTCGTCAACAAATTATTTGATGTTGCAAGACAGATGTCAGGTATGACCGACGCAGACGTTAACGAACTTGAGGGAAACTAAAACGAGACCCGACCAGAAGATTTAAATTTAGATTAGCTGGTCATCTTGGCATGACAGTTAGAGAACTAGAAAACAGATTGTCAGCCCGTGAGTTATCCGAGTGGATGGCTTATTATTCAATAGAGCCATTCGGAACTCAGAGAGAAGATTACAGGGCAGGTCTCGTCGCAGCAACAGTTGCAAACTGTGCAGGAGCTGGAAAGAAAGGAAAAGCCCTCCAGCCTACGGATTTCATCCCAATCTTTGTACAACAAAAAGAAATGTCTTTCATCGACCGTAAACAAGAACAGCTCAGACAAATGAGCATATTTAAAAACTTAGCCGGATATAAAGATGAGTAAAGATATGATTAAAGTTAAAGTCCACGGACTTAAGGAACTCAACAAGTCTCTTAATAAACTGGACTTAGACTTACGTAAGAAAACGGCTAGAGAAGCCGGTCGAAAGGCAATGGAACCTGTCGCAAAGGAAATTAAAGAAACAGTCCCAGTTGATTCTGGACGTCTTAGAGACACTGTAAGAGTTTCCGCGACTACTGCGCCAAGTAGATTAAAGAAGTATTCTAAGAAAGCCTCAATGATTGCTAGTGCTAATGTTGGTATTAAATCTAAAGACCCAGCAAAAACAGCCACACATGCAATTCACTTAGAGTATGGAACTGAGAACATGAAGCCTCAACCATTCATTAGAAAATCTTTTAATGAAGGTAAGAAAAAGAGAACCATCATGTTATTTAGAAAACACTTGAGGAGATCAATTAACAAGTTTGCCGCTCGGCAAGCTAGAAGAAACATTAAAAAATAGGAGCCCACCATGGCAACACTATCTCGACTTTCTGTCGATCTTATTGCTAACTCCGCACAATTTAGAAAAGACTTAGACAAAGCAGGCAAGCAGTCAAATAAAGTATTTGGCAACATGCAAAGAAAAGCAAAGATGGCAGGAGCCGCGTTTGCTGCTGCTGGCGCCGGAGCTGCATTAGCTTTCGGTAAAGGATCATTAACCGCAATGGGGAACTTTGAAGAAGCCCTCGCAGATGTCCGAGCTAAAACTGACGCCTCACGTCAGCAAATAGATAAGCTCGCAGTCTCTATGCGTAATGCCGCTAAGGTAACTAAATTCACTGCAACACAAACCGCTGAAGCTGGAACATTCCTTGCTCAGGCTGGTTTAAATATTGGAGAAATCAATAAAGCACTAAGACCAACATTGGACTTAGCTGCTGCTACAAAAACCTCAGTCCAAAATACAGCTGACTTCATGACCAACATTATGAAAGGCTTAGGAATGAGTGAAGACGAACTCGGTAGAGCCGCAGACGTCTTGGCTGTTACAACAGCAAAATCAAATACAAATTTAACAGACCTTGCCACAGCTATGGGCTATGCAGCTCCATCAGCGCGTGCAATGGGAATGTCAATCGAAGAAACTGCTTCTATCATTGGTATGATGGCTAACGCTGGTATTAAAGGCTCAATTGCTGGTACTGCATTACGTCAATCACTAGTTCAACTTGCAAACCAAGGTGAAATAACTGAAACAGCTTTAGCTGGGATGAATGGCGGAATGACTAAACAGCAGAAAGCTCTTCAAAAACTAGGAGTACACACGACGACAGCTGAGGGTAAAATAAGAAATCTAGTAGATATCTTAACTGACCTTAAAGCAGCCGGTGGTACTGAACTAGACATGATTGCTATCTTTGGTGCCCGTGCTGGGTCCTCCATGATGCAGTTCATGAATGAAGGTCTTGAAGGCGCAGCAATGTTAAGAACAGAGCTACAGGGCGCAACAGGCGCTGCTGAGCGTATGGCTGCAGTACAGTTAGACTCATTAAATGGTGACATACTCTTAATGAGGTCTCAGTTTGAAGAATTACAGTTAATCTTTGCAAACCAAGGACTTAACGACTTCTTTAGATCAATGACTAAATCTGTTACTAAATTTATGGCTGACAATGAGAAACGTATTGAGTGGTTAGGTAAACACATACCACAAATAGGCATTGCATTAGCAGGTCTAGCAAGTCCGTTTGTTGTTGGCGCACTACTCACCGTTACAGGATTACTTAAAGGTATGGCTGTAGCTGCATTAGCAAACCCTTATGTATTACTAGGTGTTGCTATAGCTACAACTGCTGTTGTTATTTATAATAACTTTGGACGAGTAAGTGTCTTTGTTACTAACTTCTTAAATGTAACCATGCCGAAGATGATTGTACGTCTTCAAATAATGGTAGCAAAAATGAACGTAGCTGTCATGAAAGGTCTTAATACATTTATTAAAGGGTTCACAGATAAAGTTAATCTTATGATTAGCTTATATAATGAAATACCATTTGTAGATAAAAAAGACCCTATATCCCTTGTTATTGATACATCAGGAGCAGAGGAAACAATTAGACAGTTAGGTCTTAAACTAGAAGAGTTAGAAGCTAAGCGACAAACCTTCACACCTGAAGCAAACCCTGAGTCACCTGAAGAAGACATTACGTCTCCAGAAGTATCAGGAGCTCAAGCAATGGCTGAACAAGTCAAAGCAATATTTGATGATCTTAAAGGTTACAAACAAGACTACTACAAATCTACATTAGAAATGGCACAAGGCTCATGGGGCAATCTTATTGACGAAGGGTCAAAAGGTTCTAAAAAACTCCTTGCCGTTAAACGTGCATTTGCAATGAAGAACATTATTATCGCTGGAGCTGAAGCATTAGCTGAAGCTGGTAAATTACCGTTCCCTGCAAATATAGCCGCTGGTGTCAAAGCCGCTGCTGGAACTGCAGTTCAACTTCAAACAGTAAAA